AATTTGACGCAATACGTGTGCGCTTGTCAGCGAAGTTACGTGCGCGGTCATTAACTGCATTTGCTGCAGAGCAGTTTACTGCTGGCAGTGGTGCCATAACCTCAGAGAGGTCACGTGCAACAATGTCGATAAAGTTAGCAACTACGTTAGCGTCGATGCCCTCTGGGAAAAAATCAGGATATACGTCAGCAATCTTTCCCTGGCGAACTGCGAGTACGTCAAGGTTGCGCTGGTCGCGTTCTCCGTTGAGGTGGCGAAGAGATTCAACTCTCGCAAACACCTGCTGCTTTGATAATGCCATTGTTATCCTTATCCGTATTGTTCTGACCACTGGTCAGCGATTGCCTCTTGAAGATTCACGGTGACTCTGTTTGATTTCTGTGCTCTCGTAGCCCAACGATTTTGCGTGTAGGACTGTAAGCGTGAACCTGCTTGCATCAATTCGCGGATGCGAATGACTGCAAACCACAGTGCCATTACGCAGTCTGTAGGGTTTCTAGTATCAGGCTTCCAAGTAATCAACTCTTGTACCAAAGTCTTAAGACCCTCAGAGCCTTCGTTGCTTGGTAGTTCAATCAAGTTGTTATCTTGGAAACGTCCATCTCGTGTATTGCCAAATAGCGAAGCCATTGATGCTACACCAAATGATGTGTCCCATTTATTCTTACCAGTAAAGTGTGAGTTCAGTTGACATCCCCACTGTGCCAAGTACTGGCGTAGGTTGTCATCGAGTGCATATGCCTTCTGGTGTGCGTTGATTTCAATACGCAGTTCGTGAGGGCGATACTTCTGAACCCATTCTTCGATGAGGTCTTGAATCTTTTGTGGAGTTGGCTCGGTCATATTGACGCAATCCAAAACATAAATCTTGCCATCGGCGCGATTGTAAGTTGCAACTACTGCACCAGTGGCACCTGCCATAGCAGGGTCAAGTCCGATGATGGTGTGTGCACCTTCGACGATACGAGGATGTCCAGGTACTCCAGGTTTTAATGGACCGCGTTTACGCATTCCGTTAACAGAACCTGCTACACAAGAAGGGGCAAAGATTGAATCCTCTTGCACATCCTCTTGCTGGTAGACCATAGCCCACACAGATGGAGACACCTGAGAGCGTCTCTTAAACAAAGAAGGTCCGTCCCACTTTGGATAATTTCCATTTGGCAGTGGGTCGTCTTTGGAGTTTTCTTGTTGGTCAGTTTCTGCCCACAAGGTTTTCCACTGCTTAGGGTCTTCGTCAAATTCTAAAACCGCTGGCATTGCACAGTAGGTGAAAGGGGAAACCCCACCTGACCATTGCCCTGGGTCGCGTAGCATCTTGTATAAGTCAACTGGTGCCACTCTGGTTCCAACGATAATTAACTTACCGTGTCGACCAAGACGGGTGATAACTTCCTTCTGAAGCCATTCCATCTGCTTTTCCCACTCGTGGGCGTTTGCTCCCATAACCGCGTCGTCGACGATAATCAAGTCAGCACGAGCACCGTAAATCTGAGAACCAAGACCCAAGGCTTGGACCGTAGGGTCCTTCTCGCCAGAATCGCGTCCTGTACCCAGGTAAATCATATCTGCCGACCACTGGGTAGCATCTGCCTTGTAGCCTCCATTAGGACCAAAGGCGGTCTGGAGTTTCATATAGGCTGGGTGTGAAAGTCTTGTCTTGATAGCACCAAGGAACTTTCTAGCCATACCCTGAGTCTTAGAGACGATGATGACTCTCGTGTTCGGGTCAGTGACAATCTTGTAGGTCACATAGTTAGTCGTGATAGTTGTCGACTTGGCGTGCTCAGGCGGTACGTTGATAAGTACACGGTCAGGTTCACCTGGCTCGTATGTCATACCAGCGGGCTGCCAGCGGGGAGGTACACCCTCCATCAGGTCTAACCAGTTCAACTGGTGGGGGAACAACTTAGAATCTAAGAACTGTTCGCAGAAGTCGGGGAAGGAGATATCCTTCAAATCCTTCAGGTCAGCCTTGACCCCTTTACCCGCCAGGCGGGCTTTGTCGGCTCGTTCCTTGAAGTCAGGGTCCTGCATCGACCATTGGCGGAAGGTGACATCGTTACGACCTACGGCTGCCATAGCGGCTGTAATGGTCGCCCCTTGCTCTAGGAGCAGGAGCATTTTCTCCTGGGCTTCCTTCTTGGAGATGTTCTGAATCCCTGGCTTGCGTCCCATTTGGTGTCCCATCCTTAGTTGCGGGTTGCTGGGGCTTTCACCCTTGGTCTGCTCGCAGCATCAACCCCGTCAGTCGTAGTAGTCATTATCCCAAAGGGAATCGAACCCATATCTCCGCCAGAGGCGGCGCATTATCCAAATGCTAAGGAACTCGTACTGCTCTAACTCACCACCAGTGTTTCAACTTTCTGCGAGAGGTCTCAGTCCTGGGGGTGCAAATCAGTCGCCCTCTGGGGGCTATAAAGCGGTCTAATAACGCTATCTGAGTAACGGCATAACTCTGGCGTTTACTCAACATTTAGTCAGTTATATATTTATATATTATATATAACGAACGAGCGTAGTCCCAAACGAAGCGAGTTCGTTTAGAACTATAATGATAAATCATTACATATAAGATAACCTGTAGGAAGTACCGAAACCGAACACACGGTTTCTATATATTTTTATTTATTTCTCTATATAGTCCCTGACTCAGCAAAAGTGCTGGTCAGAGCCTATATAAGGGGGGGGAGATATAACAGAAAATTTAGTCGGGAGACTATATCTCCCACCCGCATCAAATTAATACACTCCCCCCTCAAATGTCTAACCCTCTACCTGACGGTAAGAGTTGGACACCCTGACGGGTATCTGACTATCTCTCTATGAATGCTTGACTTATGCCCCATTGACTGGGGCTGTGGATAACTTAATCAGAGTTTTCCACAAGTTTATTAACATTGTGGATAACTATTGTGGATAAACTAAGGGGTGAACTATCTCCCCTGCAGGTCGAAGTTTCCCCCCCGTTATGAAATAAAATCTAGAATCCTAGAAGTAGTTGAATCTTCAACCATCCCTCCATTGTTAGAGGTTCCGTTGGTGTGATGTAACTCACAGGGTTTCACCCTTGACATTCTCCCCCTTGTGTGCTTTAGGGGTTTTCCCCTTGTCCGATAATGTGATGGACATCACACGATTTGGGGTTGACAAGGTAGCCGTGAGCGTGAGAGAGTTATCTCACAAGGGCAGAAAGCCCCCTAACGAAAGGCAACAAAATGAACACAGCGACATTAGAACTTAGTGAGGGCGATTGGGTGAGGATTATTCTCGCACTTCATAGCAAGGCAGAAAGCACAGATTTTGACCCAGCATATTGCAAGCAACTTGCAACCCTCGCTGATGAGATTGAGGAATTAGTAGCCGTACAAGTGAGGTAAATCATAGCCCCGCACACTTTACAGAGTGCGAATAGTTCGAGACTATAGCGGGGTACGGGAAACACCCAAGCACTACCAAACGAAAGGCACAAAATGAAGCAACTAAACCAGCGCGACGCTATGCACTACATCACAACCCGCCAAGAGTTCAAGGCGTCCGCCCTTACGGGTAAGTACAAGAACTACACCCCTGAAACGGGACGCCTAAACGAAACCGACGCCCTAAAATTAGGCGGGGTTATGAATGAAAACGGCGGGGCGTATGTCGTCTATTCCTACGGTACCCCTATCGCTTGGTTCTCCCTCTTGGAGGGTTGGTACGTCGTAGAGCAGAAGTTCAGCGTGACAACAAGCAAGCACCAAAATTACGTCCGCCGAGCAATTGCCGAGAGTTTACAGGGGGCGAACTAATGACCGCGCCACTATTCACTCAGGAATTACTTAAGGAAATCCAAGAAGAGCAAGCCGAATTTTGGGGCAAGTTTTGGGAAGCAAACGAAAGCAAGGGGGGCAACTAATGGACACGCTAACAAAGGCAACCTTAGCAATAGGCGGAGCGTTCCTCTTCCTTATCGTCCTCATCATTGGGGCACTAGGTACCGCGAACGGGTGCGCTACGGGTGAGACTCAGCAACTCATCACCTACCAAAACGCGCCTAACGGCGAGTGGGTTACAGAGCCCGTCTATGCAGATTGTGAGGGCAACAAATGAGAACAATTCAGGATTGCGTGAGCGATTGGATTTGGGAGGATTGCGACATAGAGGGGCACGACGTCGAATGCTATCGCCAAGTCTGCCCCGATTGTGGCGACACAATGAGCAGAGATTGTGAGGACAGATTGTGAACGCTTTACTTCTAGCCCTTGCCCCGATAGTCTTACTCTGTATCGCAGGTTTACTAATCAACGACGAAATGACAGGAGAATAACGAAATGAATGCAACAACAACCAAGCAACAAATGAAAGACGAATTCAAAACCGAGATTGAAAAGGGCTATGTAACCCTTGACGAAATCCGCGACAATTCGGGCGAGTGGATAGACGGTTATCTCCCTATCTACTACAACCAAATTGTAGAGGAATGGCAAGCAATGCCCAGCGAATACAACGACAGGGGCTACGCAGAACTAGGGCAAGGCGGGGAGATAAGTATCTATAACTTAATGAGCCTTGACCTTTATCTCTACTATAACGACATCTTCAACGAAGCCCTTGCGGAGTTAGAGGAAGAGTTAGAGAGCGACGAATGAGCACAACTACTAAGCCCTACACCATAGACGAACTACTTACAACAATCTATGAGGACAACTACTCACACCTAGAGTTTATTGTGCAGATGACAAACGAGGAATGCGATTGTAAAATCTGCCTAACAATGCGTACAATCTTAGAGTATTGGGGCGAGTAAATGCCACTATGCGGAGATTGCTTAGTACCAATTAACCAATGCACACACGGACAGGGGAAAAGAAAATGAAAACAAAAGATGAGATTAAGTACGAGATTAACTTCATACAAAACGAACTAATCAACAGAGAGTTTAGTTACCTCACAGAGGGCGAACTTAAAGCGTGGGAAACCGCATTACTATGGACACTAAAGACAGGGGAAAACTAATGACAACGGAGCAACAGATTAAAAGCGCAATCGATACACTCAACGAAGCGTTAGAGTTGATGAAAGAACTAGGACTTTTGACAGAGGGGGACGAAGATGAAACGCTATAACGTACAGGTTTGTAAGGTTGTTATCTCATTGACAGATGAGTTCGCCAACTTCGAGGAAGCAAGAGACAAAGGTATTGAACTACGCAACAGACTTAAAGAATCCGATAGCGGTTACAACGTGGAGTACTTCTTTGAGGTCGAAGAATTAGAGGACGAGATAGATGAGTAAACAATTCAGAGTTACCTACGAAACAAAGGGCGTGAAGGTGGTCAACGTCTGGCTACCAGAGGGCACCGAACTACCCAGCAACTGGGGCAGTATGACTCTTAGAGAACAGGACGAGTGGCTTTACGACAACCAATCGGAAGCGCATTTGAATTGGTCAGATGAAACAGAGGGCGAAGTCGTGAACATCTTGCCAGTTGCAGAACTGAAGGTGGTCATCTAATGACACTAAAGGACAAGCGTTGGCACGCAGAGGGAAACTGTAACCGACACCCTGACCCTGACTTGTGGCACTACGAGAACTCAATCTATCCTGACGAACGAGCACTCCAAGTCTTGCGTAGCGTTGAAGCGATTACCCTATGTCGCACTTGCCCAGTCAAAGATAAGTGCTTAGAAGAGGGGCTAGAGCCTGAGAACGTGCAGTTCTGGGGTGGATGGGGCACTATCTGGGGCGGGATGTTGGTATCAGAACGTTATCGTTTACTGAAACACAGAAGCAACGAGAAGATTGTGACCGCAGAACAGAGGCACAGACGCGAAGTTCGCAAGATACTTGCTAAACTTTACGGATGAAAAGACATCTAATAGCAGTCTCAATCCTAGTCACGGCAATCTTGTTTGCCCCATTCGGTAATGATGTACAGGTGCAGGTCGGGGTAAACCTCAACCATACCAAGCCAAAGCCTGAGCCACAGACCAAGGCGACAATGGAACAGAAGCGGGACAACAAGATAATGGCAATGAGATTTGCTAAGGCAGGGTGGAACTGGGATAGAACTCAGCGACGTTGTGCCTACTCATTGTTTATGAAGGAGAGTCGCTTCGACCATTTAGCAAAGAACCAACAGGGTAGTAGCGCATTCGGTATCGGACAGGTATTGAAGGAGACGAGTAAAGACCCAGCAATACAGATACTCAACGCCTACAAGTACATCTCCCACCGCTACGGGACACCGTGCAAGGCGTGGTCACACAGCCAGCGCAGAGGTTGGTACTAGTGCTAGACCTTAGAGGTACACCTATCTTCACCTGTATCTGTGGTTGCAAGATGTTTACAATCACCGTGATGTGGGATGAAGAGACAAGAGAAGTAGGTTGGTATGACCTACGACAGGAATGCAAGGAGTGTGGGGCAATCAGCACCGCACCAACACCGATAGATTGGAAAGACTAATGCCAACTTATGAGTATCGTTGCAACAAATGTATGTCGCACCAAGAGATTACTCGCAGTGTAGAAGAACGTGATGATGAGGTCACTTGTATTTGTGGTCACGTCAGTACTAGAATCTATAACACACCAAGCATCCGCTTCAATGGTAGCGGGTTCTATTCAACAGGAGGATGAAGTGAATGTAGAAGAAGCGAAAGAGTTAGCGATTAACAGAATGGTTAAGTTATTTATTAAGGCTAAGCACGCAGAAGCAGATTGGGTGATTGAATGTATGAACTTAAACCTATTCTTTGGATACGGAAAAGAAGATATACAAAAGTTTATTAACGAAAGGCATAAAGATGTGCAAGGTATGTGAGAAGGGCGGATGCTCCGCTTGTGAACCAAAGAACAACACTCTTCAGTTTGCTAGTGGCAAAGAGATTGAAGAGTTCTATGACAACTATTCAGAGTCTATGTATGTAGACCCAGCAGAAAGTACCCAAGATGAAGTGCAGTAAGCATAAGTTCCCAACCGAAGCACACGCTAAGGCTATGATTAGTAAGGCTTGGTCAGGTCACGCAACGTGGAGAGGCAAGCCCTTGCCAGTGCGTTGCTACAAATGTAGCCAGTGCAACTCTTGGCACCTGACATCTAAGCCATTGATGACAAGAGAAGAACTAATGCAAAGGAGTAAGGCTAATGCGTAAGATGTTATTGATACTGCCGTTCCTTGTACCGTTTGCAATTCTTGCAGCCTACGCAGGGTTATTCTACGGGACTATGTTCCTGATTAACTACCTGTTCTAAATCCTCATCACGGTAAGGCTTGAAGCCACCAATCTTGTTGATGAGTTTACGGATGCCACGCTTGTGTCTCATACGAGCAGCATCTTCTGAACCAAGTTCGAGTTCCTTCGCTATGTCAGGGAAATCCATAGCCTCTGCGTGTCGGAGGAACAATACTTTCCTATCGTCCTTGGTTAGTTTCCAGTATGCGAAGTCAATCTCAATCATCATAGCCATCATATTGCCACCCTCATTTGGTGCTGATGGTTTACCAGGGCGACCTAAATCCATCTTGTTAATCTGACCCCACTCCCCGCGAAGTACTGGTGTGAGTAATGCTTCAACCATATCTGCTTCATAGTAGAACAAGTCGCTAGTCTCATAGCCACCAGACTTAGCCTTCCAATGCTGACAATAATCTAATGCTTGGTTGCGTAGGCTACGATAGATTAAGTTCTTTGCATCCTTAACACCAATGGCTTCCCAAGTATCCAACTTATTTGGATGTTCGAGGAACCACTGGTACAAAGACTGACGGATATCTTCTAACTCTATGTCACTAAACTTGCGGTGGTATTCAGAAGCAACGGCATCTACAACATACTGCCAAGGTTCAATGCGTGCCCACTCTAGTGTCACTTAATCTTTACTCCGTTATCTAAATGGAGGAAGCCAACCAGTTTCATCTTGTTGTTCTTGTTTGCAAACTCAGTAGTGCTAGGCAACCACTTCTCATTCCACTCAATAGGCATCATCATATGTAGAGGGAAAGCCCACACACCAAGAGGAGTTGAGTTGATGTACCAAGGTGTGAAGCCAAGCAAGTGTGCTTCCTCAATCAAGAAGTCATACTTCATCTTCTCAATCAGTAGGTCAGGGTAGTGTGTCTTGCGTGACTTGAGTTCGATAAACATTTTGTATCGGTCAGTCGTGCAATCAAACCCGTCGTACTCTTGAGGTGAGTGTATGAGGTCAGGCAGGTACGTCTGTCTCAACCACTCAAAGAGTTCCTTTTCTCTCACTCATTGTCCCAACGATTGCGTAGTACTAGCAACCCAATGATTGCGTAGTTAGCCATATCCTTGAATGAGTCTTCGAGTGACTCGTGCTCAGGTGTTGCACCACTATCAACTAAGTTGTTGATGCGTGCTAACTTGTCGTGCATACGTACACGTAGCCCATTGATTGCACCGCCTGGTGCCTGAGAGATATTCTTCGGACCGTAATCTTTATGCTTGCTCAGTAGCAAGTCGTTAAGTTCTTTGGTTAGTTGTCCCAGATGGACTTCGAGGTGGACTGCGCGTGCAGCAGAGGAATCTTGAGACTTACCATCAGGAACGAACCGTCCTTGTCGTATGACGATACCTTCAGTCCTTGATTCGTCAGATGATTTATAATCTGCCATATTTCCTCACGCTCCGCCTTCGTCGTCATTGGTTTCCTCTTCTAGTAGTTTGATTAAGGACTGGTCAAAGTCTTGCAACGCTGACTTTACTACCATATCCTCAACCAGTTCGTCTACTAGGTCGTAACCATTCTCACTAGCAAATAGTGTAACATAAGTAGACTGTGTTATAAGTCTTATCTGGTCTGGTTCATCAGCGTGGTCAAACATAAACCGTAGCAGTGAGCCTAACATAAGTTTGAATCCATTGGGCAGGATGTAGTACGGGTCGAACTCTTCATCATCTTCAAGGTAATGGTCCACTAGTTCAAACGAATCTTCAAATGTAATACGACATTCGTGGCAATAGTTGTGCGGTGGTTCAGTCTCGTCGCTCACTTAATGCCAATCTTTTCGAGAATGAATTCTCTGCCCTGTGACACGAAGGCAGAGTTGACATCTTCGCCCTCCCCAAAGGATACAACGGTAACTGGTAGTTCCCTTGCAAGTGAGTTGGCGAACTCTCGTCCTGGAGCATCGCCATCAGCAAATACGAATACGCGCTCAAAGTCTGCGAGTAATCTGGTGTAGTGTTTCTTCCACGAGTTCGCACCAGGTACACCAACACAAGGAAACCCAACACACCTAGACATAGTAAGAGTATCCAGTTCACCTTCGCACACTCCAATCCAATCACCTGCACGTTGTACATCAAGCACGTTATACATACGAGTCTCTGCCCCAGTCATACCCATATACTTAGGTTCAACTGCAGGGTTGAGACTTCTAAATCTTAAGTCAACTACACCAGTCTTGGTGATGTAAGGGATTGATAAGCGTCCAGCGTATTGTTCGTGACCAGTATCAGGCTCCGCGACTACGCCTAATCGAGCCAACCGTGCTACCTCCAGGGGTATTCCTCTGCTTGCTAGGTAATCTTCTGCCAGATGAATACTTTCCGCGTACTTGAGTACTGACTTCCCCAGTAATTCCTTCTGCAAAACGCTTTGCTTCATTAAAGTTTAGTCCCTCTTGTTGTGCGACGATTTGGATGCTGTTGCCTTGAACTCCGCAAGCAAAGCAGATAAAAATATTCTTGTCGAGGTTGGCTGTTCCGCTCTGATGGGAGTCACCGTGAAAGGGACACCTAAGATTGACTTGTCCGTGAGTACTGCGTAAGGATGCCCCGTAGTGCTCAAGGATTCCTTTGATTGATGGCAAGTCGTTGTCAATTTTTATCACCATACCCTGCTTCCCGTAGCAACCACACTAAGTCTTCGCCTCTCATTAGAGTAACCCAGTCACCGACTGACTTCTCTCCCTGTCCGTTGAGTCTTAAGACTACAATGCCAAGGTCACCCTTGTCCCTGTCTTTTAATTGTGCAATAGCAGCAGCAGGATTAAATCCTGTGCGTGCCTTTACTTCCCAGTCAATACCGATTGTGCCAGTGATATCAGTACCACTACGCCCAGCACCTGTTGACTCAGCAAAAGGGAAACCATTCTCCGCTAGGAAGTTAGCCCATACCTTTTGACTTCGGTACCCTCTGTGCTTACGCGATTGACTTGGCAATTAGGATGCGCTCTTGTCCTTGTTGAGGATGCGTACTGCCCACGCTAGTCCAGCGTTGAGTCCGTCCGTCCACTCATCAGTGACTGGTACCTTTGCTGCTTCAATCTTTTCAATCAATGCTGCAGTCTCTCGCTTCAGTTCAAGCAAGACAAAGGCACGCATCTCCTGCGTTGTGTCGTCTTCTTCTTCTCTAATCATCATCCACCATTCTCTGGGATATCGTCCATAAACATATACTCAGGATTGAAAGCAAGCCAAGCCATTAGGTTAGCGTTAGCATCAGCCCTTCCGTATCTGTTCTTTACAGGTGAGACAGCCATTGAGGTTCCCACTACACCTAGTGTACAGATAAGTGCAGGAATCTGCGCGACCTTACCCTGCAATGCAGAGCGTGGCTGAGTTGGATTTCCTGGCACTGCTTCGGATGTATGGTGCAGTACAACAATTGCTGCATTAGTAAGACGTGCTAGGTACTTGAGTTCCTTCATCACTGCACGCATAGATGCAAACTCTTCACCACCATCTGTTGCAATGTCCATCAAGTTGTCAATGAAGATTGCTTCAGGTGGACAGCCCCATAGTTCCTCGAATGCTTCAACCTCTTCGTTGATATCTAACAGAGTCGGACTGGATTCAAATGACCATACAATGTGTGATGACTTCTGTAGTACAGCCTTAGTCCAATCAACATCTCGTTCCATCAACGCTTCAACATCTGTCTGATTCTTACCGCTAATCATTGATGCCAGGCGCATAGCCATAGTGTGCGAGTTGGTATCTGCTGAGATGTAAAGAGTTGGAACCCTCATACGAAGGGCTAAAGCCAGTGCCAGAGTGGACTTTCCCACACCTGGAACACCTGCAAACATCGACACTTCTGAGCGTCGGCAAACAATTTTGTTGACATTAAATGTTTTGAATACTGCGGGTAAAGGTTCACCGCCAATGTCGGAACGTCCAACACTTCTTATTAACGTTCTCATAGACTCTCCTGTCTTAAGTTGGAAGAGGGACAGTCACCTTCCCCTGAATAACTGCCCCTCCGCCAATTCTTATTATAGCATCGGCTGTTGTATTAGCCGTTCGTTGGGGCGCATTGGTCCGACCCCTGAGGTTGTGGACATACCCACATTGAGTAAGGCTTGCCGTTCTTCTTCGAGACTCCCGATAGGAACTTGCGATTGCCGTGAACGCAGGTCGGTGATGACAGACCCGTAGCGGATGGAGCCGCTTGCGGGGCGGGAGCGGAGGTAGCCCAAGGAGGAGTGTCTACTGTTGAAGTAGTGGTCGCCAAAGGGGCTACGTTGTATGCACCAGCAATCATCTTTGATGTGGCTGCAATCTGTGTTGAGTAATCAGAGATACCTTCTAGCAATACGCTGAGTTCATCTGCTGATGTTGCACGGATATTGATTAGGTCACCATTCGGAGACTTAACTGATACCTGTAACTTCCAGTTTTCTTCTGACATTATTTATCCTTCTTCGTAAATTGGCAGTGTTCTGTGAGTCCACAGAAACTACACGATTGTAGGTTCGGTAGAAATATACCAGCCTTTCGTGCTTTGTCAAAGCCATCAACAAAGTATTCAAGTGTGTCCTTGGTATATCTACTTAGGTCAATCATCTCTCCTGTCCCCGATTCACGAGACATCCAGTAGTTTCCTAGATTGACTTCCACTCCTAACATCATCTCGACTCCTACCTTGTAGAAGCCTAGTTGTAAGTCAGAGGTTGGACGTGTGCGAGAAGTCTTCAAGTCGACGATAACAAGTTTACCGTTGACCTCAAAGATTCTGTCAATGAACATCTTCACTGGTACACCAGCAATGATGGGGTTGAGTTCTAACTCAATAGCCTTTGCACCCTGTGGGGTGGTCCAGATTTTCCAGTCAGGATTGTTCTTACGCCAAGTGATGTAAGCGTCAGTCCATATAGACCCCTGCTCATACCACCAGGTTCCGTCTTCACGATTAGGGTTAGCCTTAGTTGCTCGCCCTGCTACTCGTGCCTTGGAAAAGTCAAGCCCGTCAATCTCCTTGAGCCAGGCATTGTGCCAGTAACTATTCACAACTGCCACTGCAACTCCTTGTCATAGCATCATTGATGATTGATTTAAGTAACTCTACTTGTTCCTTAAGACTTCTATTGTTTCTTTCAGCGTACTCATACTTGTCCTGAAAGAACTTAGCACGCTCTTCTAAGTCCTCAGGTATTGGCTGACCATACAAAGTAGTTGCACGAAGTGCATCGTTGACCCACGCGTTGTAGCCATACTGCATAGCATTAACATTGATGAACTCTGGTTTTGGTGGAACCTTCTTAGTAGCCTTCTTCTTCTTGGGTGCTGTCTTAAGTCGCTTGATAGTCACGTCGTCTTTAGCCATTCTCAATGTCCCACGTTTCTGCTGCTAAGTGGAAAGCCCGTCCTCCTGCTGACCAGACTGATGGTTCTTCTGGAACTTGGAGTAGTCTGCCAAGGTAATACTGATACCCACAAGTGAGAAAAGTAGTGAAAGCACTATAACTAATGTGCTCTGGTAACTCATATGAATCTAGTTTAATCATCTAGGTCTTCTAGTTCAGCCACTAAGTAATCTACTTCTTGACGTAACACTTCTACTTCTTCTTGCAATAGTGCAACCGTGAATGTCACATCAGTTAGTACATCCCATACATCATTGTGGTCTTCATTATGCTTCTTAAAAAAGTTAAACATTTATAACTCCTGTCTAGTGTTTGTTAGATAGTCCTCCTTCAGAGGACAGGAGTGACTCAATGAAGGAGAACTATCTAATTCTATTATTGTATTTAATTATTATTTAATTATATTCATATTACCCTGCGGGTAATCTGATTTAGGAAATGCCCCCCTACCCCCCATAATTTTTTTAATGGTTGGTAGTGTGCGAATCCTGCGGTACAAACGTCATTGAGGTTTCGCCCCCCACTCTTTCGAGTAGTAGAACAATACCACAAAAACAAAAAGAACCCCACCACCTCGGCGTGTTGCCAAGATGATGGGGTCTTTTGTTACTTAAGACTTAGGTTACTTAGAACCTTTGCCGAACTCAGTTGCCTTAGGGTCTAATGCCTTGAGCACTGGACCTGCAACCGCTGCCACCGCTGCTGAGAGTAGAGCCTGTGGGCTTGTCTCACCTGCGAGGTAGAGTGCAGTTACGGCAGCGAATGCTGCACGGAAGTATGTACTTGCGATTGCGATTAGTTTTTCTTTGTTCATTGGTTCTCCTTAGGATTTGAAGACTGGCTTACCAAAACCTACGACTGTCACAGCCTGTGACTTACGTAACTTAGAGCCGTTCTTCTTCTTGAATGCACGCACCTTCAGGCAGACTTGCCCTCCGTTGCGCTGGTCACCCTTCTTATCTGGGGCTGTGTTGCCCTCGATACAGGTAACCGTACCATCACCATTGTCTTTGACGACAATGCCAACGTGACTGATTCTATCAACTCCGTCGTTCGGGAAGTCGAAGAATACGATATCCCCAGGAAGTGGTGTCGCGGTATCGCTTGCCTTTTCCCATTGACCCTTCTTCTCAAATGCCTTAGCACCTGCCACTGTAGATACACAGTTAGGAATCTTCAGACCTACCTCATTGGCACACCAGTTCACGAATGAACCGCACCAAGGTAGGAAGTTAGCCTTAGTAAAGGCTCCGTACTTTGTCTCGTTGTCCTTTGGACCTTCGATAACTCCGAGTTCCGTCTTTGCTACTGCAATGAAGTCTGCTCTTTGTCCCATTTACTCACTCGCTTTCTTGTCAACCTTTGCAAAGGCTGCGTTGATTTCGTCTGCTGATAGGCTTCCATCGTTGAGGAAGAAGCGGGCAAGGGCTTCCAGTACGCGGGCTGCACCTAGTGCGCCAGCCAATACTGCTGCTTGCCATACCTCAATACCAACGAGAGAGCCAGCACCGATAACTCCCAGTGCTTCTGCTGCAATGACTGCGCCAATACGCATCAGTACATTTTTGAATGTGTCCATTATTCGTCCTTTGGGTTACGTAGTTTGAAGGTCAATCCCCAGACAACTGAGGAAAGAATGATTGCGTAACCAACTACTGTCTTGGCTGACCCCTCAAGGACTACCCAAGCCACGAACATTCCAAGGAGTGTCCATAGTTGATTTGCTATATCTGAAAAGAAGTCTTTCATTAAGGTTTTCTCCTGTATGCGGCTGTCGCGGCAGCGGTTGCTGCTGCTTGGGTTGCTATACCACCAGCGATGATGGCTGATACCACGACCTTCTCTGAGTCTTCTCGTACTTCATCCGACATATCGGCACCGATGTTTGAGAGAGCCATTAAAGCCTGGGCTGGGTCTGTAAAGATTGCTTCCAACAACTCTGCAGGATTCTCAAGCAACTGAATTGCTATGACTACCTCTGCAGTAAGCACGACTCCGTTCTCTAGGAGAATAGGGAAGTCTGCTGGAAGTTCTTCTAAGTTCGTGTCCTCTGTCAAAGCGATTGGCTCTGGTGTAGGATTAGGCTCTACGACAGGGGGTTCAGGTTGACTAGGGATGACAGGCACTGGCTCTGGTTCAGGCGTAGGCTCTGGCTCAGGAGCAGGTGGAACCACCTCAGGTTCTGGCTCTGGTTCTGGTTCAGGAGTGGGCGGTAGAGGCTCTACAGGGGGTTCTACAGGCTCTGTAGGGGGTTCTACGGGCACTATCTCAGGCTCCGTGACGATAAGTACTGGAGCCTCTCCATCTTCAGAAGTTGCTGCCTCAAGTGCTTCCTTAATCAAAGCCTCTAGGCGTGCTTGTTCCTCAGCCTTAGCCTTCTCTTCTGCCTCAATGCGTAGACGCTCAGCCTCTAGGGCTGCAAGTCTTTCGGCTTCAATCTTGGCTAGTCGCTCTGCCTCAGCCTTGGCTTCAGCCTCTGCCTTAAGACGGGCTTCTTCTTCAGCCTTCGCCTTTGCTTCGGCTTCTTGCTTAGCCTTTAACTCAGCAGCAATTCGGTCAGCCTCAATCTTTGCAAGACGTTCTGCTTCTGCTTTGGCTGCTGCCTCTGCAGCAAGACGCTGACGTTCCAACTCTGCCACTCGTGCTGCTTCTGCAGCGATGGCTGCTAATCTCTGACGCTCTGCTTCTGCTGCGATAGCAGCCTGACGCTGACGTTCTTGCTCAGCAGCAATGGCTGCTTGACGTGCTAACTCTGCTTCTAATGCAGCCTGTTGCTGACGTGCTAACTCTTGCTCACGTGCCAATGCTGCTGCACGCTCTGCTTCTTCTGCTGCCTGTCGTGCCGCCGCTTCTGCGGCAAGTCTTGCTTGCTCTGCTAACATTGCACTGTCATCAATAACAGGGGGAGCAGATGGTTCAGGCGACGGTTCAGTATTGGGAGAAGAAGGTTCGGGAGTTGGAATCACAGTTGGTTCGGGAGAAGGCTCGATACTTGGTTCTGGAGTCGGACTTGGACTCGGCTCAACTGAGGGTTCAGGACTCGGAGTTGGAGTTGGTTCGGGTAAAACAGAAGGCTCATCTGAGGGAGTCGGAGTTGGAGATGGCTCTTGACTTGGTTCGGGCAAAGGTGATGGCTCAGGAGTAGGAGCAAGGGTTGGTGCAACTTCAAGACGAACTGCACCTGCTTGTTCCAAAGTTACTACTGTTCCATCATTGAGCACTGCACCAGTACGAGTACCTGCATACTCAGGTCCATTGATTACATAACTGATAGCAACTGTTCCATCTGTACTGATTGCTGCAGTTACAATAATGCTTGTAGGTGACACCGATGTAGGTGCACCATAAGGACGAGCAGACATATCAACTTGAAATCCACCATCACTAGACTGAATTACAAAGTGCTCATCAGGTCTAGCGGTAGGATATGCAACCCAGTCCATAGAGTTAACTGAGATAGATGGAGTATTGGGATACTGCCAGTAAGTATTATCAGGACGACCAAAAGTAATCACTGAGTTAGTTGTTGCATATACAGTTGTGAACTGTTGACCATCATAAGTAATGGTTGCAGTTACTGGTATTTGATAAGAGACATCATCTCCACCACAAGTTTCCAATGTTGTTACAGTTGGAGTTTCTCCTGCTGGTGTAGGCTCTGCAGCCGCTGCAATTGTCTGTGCTTGCACGGTATTGATACAAGTTGCATCTGCTACAGGTAAAGCAAATAGGGATGTGCCAAAGGCTAAAAAGAATACTGCTAGTAAATTACTTCTTCTCGCAAAGGAGGAGATAGATTTGGTCAACGCGTTCTTCCAATCGGTTCACTTGGTCTTTCACGGAACCGCCCCCGTTTGGCTTTAATTCAGCCAGGTAATGCTTTACTAGCCACTTAGTTGCACCAGCAAAGCCAGCAAAGATAGTCATAAGTGCTACGGTAAACGCAGCCCAATCTTGCGCTGTCATTAAACCGTCCTAATCGTTATCTCTAGGACACCACCGAATCCGTCGAAACGTTTGTCAGGTGGAGTCATACGGGTGAATGTGATTTGTTCAATTACTGCTTGACGAGTTTCACCTGTTGATAAATCTTGCCAGGTAAGTACGTCACCGTTTTCTTCAATGTCTTCTAGCAGTTGGATTCTGTCAAAGGCTCTGCCTTCGTATCCAACTATTGTGTTGTACTTGTCTGTCTCTACATCGAAGCAGTAGACAGGAAAGCGCATCACTCGCTGACGAGGTGTAGCAATTGTTGCTTTGGCTTGGTAGCCCTTAAAGACTGGACCAAGGCTTGTTGTTGTTCCATCACGATAAAGAATAAACTTAAATGCTACATACTCTTGAGCAGTAGCAGGATTAGATGTACCAACCTCAACTGATGCGATAGAAGCATCGTATGTAATGTGGTCGTACTCAACACCATTCTTGTCAACAGTTTCGAGAACCATTGAACCATAGGTAAAGTCACCACGTCCGAGTAGGCGCTTGAAATTCTTAGGCTCAAGAGTTCCGTATCGGATGTTGCCTGTTGTCAGGTAGCCAGAGGCAAGGAGAGTTGACTCATCCTCAATATAGACAGCGCCTTCGGCAGCGGAAGCGTAGGCTGTACAGAATGTAAGTCTGTCTGTACCATCTGCAAATGCACAAGATGTAGTGACGTGACCTGTAACACCGCTATAGTAAACATCGTTTGCATAGGCAAAACGCAATGTCTCTAGTTCATTAGATAGGTCAATACGAATTGTTCCTGGTTCACCGTCGACACCAGTGGCACACCATATAAAGTGGTCGCGTGCTGCAAAGTCATAGCAAGGCTGTGATGTTTCTACAATCAGTGGACCGTAGTTGATTGAACCATCCTGGTCAGATACAACTGCAGCACGTATGCCTTTGTTAGTACCAATCATCATATAGCCAAGGTAGTAGTAAATCTTGTGGACAATCTCACCCACTGGTAACTCTGCTGCTACTACTGCTGATGTCAAAGTTGGCATAACTCCAGCACTTGACAAAGTAAACTTTACAATCGTAGACTGAATGCCATTGTATCCAGCAACATAGATTGCAGGACCTGATGCTGTGATAGATGTGTATACGTGGTCTGATGAAGGATGAGTGTAAACTGGTGAACTCAGGACAGATGCTCCTGTTGATAGTTCGTAAATCTTATTGTCAGCACAAAGAACAATACGCTCTTTGACATACTCCATTACTGCATTGCTGATTGTTCCGCTTGCGTCAAAGAGTTTAACCTCGTCAGCAGTTGACGCAGAAGAGCCAGTCAATGGTTTCTTGTATAGCGTCTGCTTTGCTGTGCCACCAGATGTAACGTTTGTATACCAGTATGCATATGTTCCGTCATCGCAGACACCATAAACTGGGTACACTCCAGCACCAGCGTTGTAGTCAATGAAGTGAGTTACAGTTCCATCTGCGGCAATCTTATCTACGTCGTACTCATCGTGTAGCAATACACCAGATGTTGAGTTCCATTTGATAGAACGAAGTTCTTGGAAACGACGACCAGTAGAACGAATAGCACCAGTTGTTATGTGACCAGAAGTGCAGTTTTTAAGTAGTGTTGCCTGACCTTTAGTCCATACGTTGATGCCCTTGCTATCGGCAAAACGATAGTGTGCTTTTTCATCAGATGTTCCTGGGTCAAAGAAGTTAATGCCAGCACCAGAGTGGAATGACATCTGTGAGCGTAGCCACCAACCAGTCAGTGACTGCTCGCCTGGCTCCTGACCATTATCAAACTGGTCCTTCTTAAATGGTGCTGTCTGACGGATATATGGGCGAGAATCATTGATTGCATAGATGAATGGAAGTCCACCAATTGCTACGTCGTATGCCACATCTGTGTTCTGCCAGATAGCAGAGGATGCAACAACACCCACATCTACGGCGATAGCACGATTGGCACGACCTTCGGTAATATCTCTAGCCACGTTACTCCTTAAGTCAGAAAAAAATTAGTGAGCAGTTTGAATCCTTGCTCAGGGATAAGTGTTATTCTGCTTCTTCTTCTGGTGCGATGAAATTAGTTCCATCCCAGGTGTCGCCGATTCCAGCGTATTTGCCACCAAAGTTAGCATTGTATGAAGTTTGAACCCAAGTACCACCTAAACCCAAGTCATCAGCAAGAAATTCTTGCCCACGATGCTCTTGTGAATTATCTACTACCAGCACTCGGAGTACTACATTGTTTGAATCTATTTCTGCAAAATGTGCCATTATATTTTCTCCTTATGACCAGTATGTAACTGAGCAATAACCAGAGCCACCAGCACCACCAGTAGTTGTACTGGTACCAGCACCACCACCACCGCCGCCGCCTGTATTAGCGGTTCCCGCTTGAGCGACAACGGCAGAAGTCCCGCCATTACCGCCGCCAGATGTGCCTACCCAAACATAGTCGCTATCACCAGAGCCACCAGCACCACCGCCGCAATAACCATTAATACCAAGTCCGCCATTTCCTCCAGCAGAACTGTTACTAAATCCACCAGCACCACCAACTGAACCTTTTCCACTTCGTACGCCTGATGTGCTAAATCCGACACCATTTGAACCCATACCGCCGCCAGGTCCGCCTTCGCCATTGGTAGCACCAGCACTGCCGCCACCACAAGCACCATCTTTTCCTCTTTGCGTGTTAGCAGCAGTGCCATCTCCTAAACCACCACCGCCGCCGCCAACTATTGACAGTAAGGCACCAAAAGAAGAAGTGCTTCCATTGGTTCCTTGAGCACCTGAACCACCAGCGCCACCTGCTCCGATTGTAACTGTGTATGAAGTGCCAGGTGTTACTGTCAATAAACGAGTCAATGCACCACCTGCGCCACCTCCACCGCCACAAGCAGTTACGCTGGTATTACCAGCACCACCACCACCACCACCTGAGACAAGAAATACTTCAACAGTTGTGCAGTTAGATGGAGCAGTAAATGTTCCAGTGCTTGTAAATTCTTGTACTTTCTGAGTTACGCCGCTACCAGCGGCTACTAATGAGGATACAGCCATTATGAAATCTCGCTTCCGAAGGCATTGAATGACAAGTCAGCATTTGATGCATAGACTGTGATTACATCTGTTGCAGCAAGAGTGATACCAATGGTAATCATTGTGCTGTTGTTTGCTGTAATTGCAGTGTCGTATGCAATGTACTCTTCGTTTGAAAGAGCAGAACCTGCAACACGAATCGCAATGCGATAGGTAGCAGATGTACCACCACGGTTGGCAACTGCAATAGTAGAAACTACTGCAGACTTACCAGCACCAACGGTGTATAGGGTTGTCGCTGTTGTTGCGCTAGGGGCGACTTGCCCTAGTACTTTGTATGTTGTTGCCATTGATTATGCTCCCATTGTCATTAGTGCTGTCGGGGTTGAATCTGCTGCAGCAACTGCTGTTGCTACTTCTGTATCTGTTGCCAACACTGTTGCAGAACCTGCAAGGTTGGCTAGGTCACGGGCTTTAGTCATTCAGTTGGCTCCTCTGTAGGTGGGGTAAATACTGTTCCATCCCAGGTATAACCGTATGCTGCTGGACCTGTTTCTTCTGTTACTAAAATTGCAGTTCCAAATGTGTGTGGTAATTCTTGGTCATCAAATACAAGGACAGTTGTTACTATCCCATCAACTATATAAGCATAATTAAACATTTATATTCTCCTTAGTAAAATAACATTACGCAGCCAACGCCGCCATTGCCACCAGTACCACCCTGGTTAGAACCACCACCAGCGCCACCGCCTCCACCACCGCCTGAGCCGCCAGCACCTCCGTTGCCTCCATTGCTAGAAGAACTAGCGGTACCATTACTACCATTTGCAAGTGCTCCAGCACCACCACCTGCACCACCTCCTGCGTTTACAGACCCAGCAGCGCCTGTTCCGCCTGAGTAGCCACCAAATGAAGTTGCTCCGCCTGAACCGCCAGTACCTCCAGTTCCTGAACCGCCGCTGCTGTGCTGACCACCAGCACCACCGCCTGCTGCGTATGTAGGGCTACCAGCAGAGCGCCCATTAGCATTAGAAGTGCTAGTGTGATTAGCACCAGCACTATTTCCATAATAAGCGGGAGATGGGTTTGCTGCAGTAATGTTTGGGCTTCCAGGAAGAATTGTTACTTCTCCCCACCCGTATGTATACTGTCTAATTGATGTTGTAGTAACATCGTTAGTAATTGCAGCACCTGCACCAGAAGAGTCACCACCGCCAGTAAAAGAACCACCAAGACCGCCATTAGCAATAAGCACCATACCAGGTATTGCGCCTGAAGTACTTGCACTAGTTGAGCCACTTACTGACATAAAATAAGGAGATTGCGAAACATTTGCAAAAGTAGGAGTTGTGGAATTGCTGCCAGACAGCCCAGCACCTCCACCGCCTGCAACTATTGAACCAAAAACGCTTGGGTTTCCCATAGTTCCACTGTTTGCACCAGTTGTGCCGCCTGTTCCGCCTGCACCAATAAATGCATATTTTGATGGGACGGTCCAACCATAAGAAACTCCACCACCACCACCGCCGCCTGTACCACCAGGGTTTCCCATTTGATATCCGCCACCGCCTCCGCCGCCACCACCAATAACAATGGCGAATACGCGTGTGACTCCAGCAGGAATTGTTACTGCACCAGATGAAGTGATTGTCTGCTGTAGAGTTAATGTTGAGTTTGCAGTTCTTACATCACTGATGCTAATACCAGATGACGGAACTGGAAATGTTGATAGACCCATATTACGATACCTCCACGCCTGAGATGTGAAAATTGATTGTTGTTGCAGATGCTCCACCAGTAATAGTTTGAGTAGCAGCAAGTACCTGCTTTAGGTCAATGTATACTGTTGTGTTTGCAGCAATCGCTGCAGTTGTGTGCAGGTTAGTACCAGCAAGTCCTAGTGTAAAAGTACCTGCAGTTCCTGCTGTATTGGTCACAGCGATATTGCTTACTACTGTTGTAGTAGCAGAAGGAACAGTGTAAAGAGTTGTTCCTACTGTAGTTGTTGCTGCTCCACGGAACAGTGCCTTAGTTGTTGTTGCCATTGTTTACTCCCTTTCTTAGAGTGCGCCCATAAGGATTAGTGCCAGTTCATCTGCCACACTTCCTGGACCATTAAGTACTACGTCGGTTAATCCTGAAATTGTTGTTACTGTTGCACCTGAGTTGATTGTTGTTGAACCAAGTGTCGGTGCCGAGTAGCCAGTTACTGTTGCCCACTTAAGACCAGTAGAAGTAGTTGAGTCAGCCTGTAGATATTGACCATTTGTACCTGCTGCCAACTTGCCTGGTGTATCTGCAGCAGTTGCTACTAAGATGTCACCCTTGGCATCAAACAAAGTCTTGTCAATTGCTGTTGCTAGTTCAAATGCTGTAAAGGTAATAATCTCTACAACATCTCCAGCGACAAGCGCTGCAAGAGATGTGATGCTTGTGCCGTTAGATGCTGTGTAGTCAGATGTGCGAGCAAGAAGTACACCGTTGAGGTATACCTGCTCCTTGCCTGGTAGGTAACTTAAAGTTACGCCATTAGCATCAGTTCCTGATAGTGATGTCTCTCCGCCAGATGCATCAAAGCGATAGCGGAAGATTGCGGCAGTTGAGGAGATTGAACCCCACTCTGTGCCAGTCCACGCATACATTGCATTGGTTGTTGAGTTCCAGTAGATAGCGCCTGTAATAAGTGCATTGCCATCATTGTCTACAGATGGAGCAGATGACTTAGCGCCTAAGTAGCGGTCATCAAAGTTGTCATAAGTTGTAGCAGCAGCGGCAGCACTTGCTGCAGCAGCAGTAGCAGAACCAGCGACTGTATCTACATAAGCCTTAGTAGCAGCGTGCAGGTCTACAGTTGGAGCACCTGACAAGGTGAGAGCACCTGTCATTGTTGAACCTGACTTAAGCACGAATGACTCGTAGACGGTTCCACCTGACTGGATTGCGCTTGCAATTTCACCAAGTGTGTCAAGTGTAGATGGCGCTGAGTTAACTAAGTCCGCAACCTTTGTATCTACGTACAACTTTGTAGCAGCATCTGCGTTGTCAGTTGGTGTAGCAAGAGTTGTAATCTTCTGGCTGTTCATTGAGAATGAGCCAGTAGGTGCAGCAAGGTCAGTTACTTTAGAGGTACGAACCTGTGTGTCAAAGTCTGAGATAGTGCTGGCTGTCTGTGTACCAGTGTGGTTAGCACGAGCCAGTGGGTCTGTAGCCAACTTGCTAAGTGCAATGGCGGCAGAGGCATTGATGTCTGAGTTAACAATAGTTCCATCAACCAAGTCAGCGGATGTAATAGTTCCGCCAAGAGACAACTTGCTGTAAGCAATAGCAGCAGTGCCTGATACATCTGCATCGACGATAGTGCCGTTAGCAATCATCGCTGATGTAACAGTTCCAGTATCTGCAGCAGTAATTGCTGTACCTGAAATCTTTGTCTTGTCAATGGCTGCTGATGCATTGATGTCAGCGTCAACAATTGTGCCATCAAGAATCATTGTGCTTGTGACTGTGCCAGTATCGCTGGTCTTAACCAAAGTAGCACTTGATGGAATTGTTGTTCCGTTGATGCTAGTTGCTGTGGCTACGCCAAGGACTGGAGTTACAAGAGTTGGGCTAGTAGCAAATACTGCTGAGCCTGTTCCTGTCTCATCTGTAAGCGCTGCACGAAGGTTTGCGCTAGATGGAGTTCCAAGGAATGTTGCAACGCCAGTTCCTAGTGAAGTAATACCTGTACCACCATTGGCTACTGGAAGAGTTCCAGTTACACCAGTTGTAAGTGGCAACCCAGTTGCGTTGGTAAGTACACCAGATGCTGGAGTTCCCAACGCTGGAGTTGTCAGCACTGGGCTGGTCAAAGTCTTGTTAGTAAGAGTCTGTGTGTTAGTTGTACCAACTACGGCACCAGTTGCACCGTGTGCTGCTGTTGTTTCAATGTGAGTGTTGGCTTCGCGGTAGTCGCGACCAATTGCCATATGGCGCACGATTGCACCAGCAGAGTGTGCTGTACCTGTTGAACCATCTATGCCTCTTGTGATTGTAAGTGTATTGCCAGATATGGCGGTGACATCTACAATTTCTTCGAGGGCTGTATCTGGGTCGATGACAACCGTAAAGGTTTCACCTGCTGAGATAGTCACACCACCAGCAAGGGATGAGCCAGATACGACTGTAGTTGTTGTACCTGATGAAGTAAGTGCTCCAGAGAGTGTTGTCTGCTGTGAGCGTGATGAGTATTTTCTAGTTGTCATTCAGGTTCCTATCGGCGGGAGAAGTGAACTCGTGGTGGATAATTCTTTTGCTGTGCCTTTGTCTCTTCTTGGAGACGCTGTGCGTACAAGGCGTAAAGTTGCTTGGTCGCACTCTGTGAAGCACCGTATGGGCGCTTTGCATCTGTCTCGTCAGCCTGTGGGCTAACCTGAGAAGCACGTGCTGGGTCAAGGAATGATAGAAGTCTGTAAGCAGTTCCAAGGATGACAACATCTCGTGTTGACTCTGGAAGTCCCGTCTGTGTTACATAATCTTCTGTGTTAGTAGTAAAGGCTGCTGGGTCAGTTGCATACACAACTCGGACTGTGCGTCCTGGGATTGGTGCAGTACCTAGTGTGATTGTCTGAGCGCCAGAGCCGAAGGCTGTAGCATCTGCAGTTGAGTCAAAGTCCCAACGTCGAATCGGAATCCATTCCTTAGAAGGTCCGATTGATTCCCAAGCAACAGTCAAGATGTTCTTGATGTTGAGGTTATTGAATGCGTATGTTGACTGTGCAGCGTTGAATGTAAATGATGTGCTCTTGACTGCAAAGATACTTGCACCTAGTGAGCGGATGGTGTCATTGATTGCACGCTTGACAGCATTACGAGGGAAGGTTGGAGAAATGGTTACCTTGGTGTCTGCCGTGTGCGTATCAGCAGTCGAACCTAGATAACCACGTCCATAGGGAGCGATTGTTGCAGTGTTAGCAACGCGGTCAAATGAATCAACCCACATCAACTCTTCATCAATCTCGATGATTCCCTTACCAACGTTCTCAGTCGAACCCAGAGACAGGACTAGCGGTGAAGCACTTGAAGATGTTGTAGTAGTAACTGCAGTCCTCAAATAGGTTGCTCGGTCTTGCTGGAAGGTATAACCAGCCAAGTTCAAGACAACCTCATCAATCATCTGACTCAGGGTGTACGACATTATTTCCTCTTATTCCCTACGAACGCGTCGTAGTAGTTAACATCAAAGGAGAACCGCTTCATATGCGGAACTGTTGCTGCAGTGTGAGCAAAGACTGGAATGTCAGCCTTGTCACATAGAGCGAAGAAGTAGATATCTTCACCCATAAAACTTTTACCGTGTCCCACATCTGAGAAGAGTGGTGCTGTTGGTAGGACCTCACGGATGCGGTCAACTACGCTGCGGTGCATCAGGACAAATCCCATACCCGCTGCGCCTACCTGTATTAACTTGTCTTTAGGAAGTGGATGGACTCTTTTGATTCCAACCTCTTCGCCTTGTGCTACGAACCAGAACAGAGTTGGCATTGGTTCCATCAGTGGTTCTTCAGGATGGTCAGTTGTGAAGTAAACCCCCGAAAGGATAGGGCGCTTCTCCACATCTTTGTTATCCCAAAGTAACTTAAAGGTGTCTGGGCTAATGACTACATCTGAGTCAACCCATAGAAGCCAATCGGATTTGTTGCCTTCATACCAATGATTGATTACTCTGTCACGCTGTCTTGCAATTTGATTGCCTTGGCTACGCAGGGTGGTCACGACTTCAACTCCTGAGTGGAGCATTACATCAGTGACCCCTTGCATAAACTTGCCATCGACCATACCGTTATCGCACCAGGCGATTGCTAACTTGTCGTTCATTGTCCCCACCTTTATTTATTTTTTCTTGGCTCTTGCGTTGTCAACAAGATTTGGATAAGGTCGTCCAGCCTTCTTAGCCATTGCCTTAGCCTTAGCCTTCTGAGCAGATGTCAGAGGTGTTGACTTCTTCTTTGGACTCTTCTTGTCCCAGAATGCTTTCTTCACCATTTCACCTTATTCGCCCAGTACGCTGCAGACATCTTGCCCTTGGCAATGTTCTTTGCGTGACGTGCCTTGAATGAAGCCTGACGCTTAGTAGGTTGTCTGTCGCCAGTAACACCCTGTTGACCAAAGCGAATAGTCTTTACCTTGTCGCCTTCTTTAGCCACAACAACGTGTGACTTAGTTGGGTGAGATGGTGTTCGCTTTGGCTTGTTAAAGCCAGAAACTCCTGCTCGCTTTAGTCTTGGGTCTGCCATTTACTTCTTCTTTGCAGCCTTCTTGACAGCCTTCTTCTTCATCATCTTCTTGCCCATCTTCATTTCCATCATCTTCTCAGCCTTGGACTCCATCTTTTCGCCCATCTTGTATGCCTTCTTCTTCATCATTTCTCCACCGCTTTCATTACTTCGGCTACGGATTTCGTAACCTTGTCTGCTCTAACACCCATTGTTCCTGCGTCGTATGCTTTACCTAGTATCTCGCTTGCCTTGTGTGCAGCCTCAACCTGAGCAGGGTGTGTACCTGCTGGTTGGATTCCTTGGTTTCTAGCATCCTTGTAGAACTTCAATCTACCCTGCCACTTCTTATCTGAGACAGGTCTACCAGCATCTCCAGTGTTTAACTGAAGTCCTTTAGCCTTGCATCCGAAACAATCTTCGTCGCACTGCGTGTGGTCAATTGAAACTTCTTCATATTCAAATGGTTTATCTTGTGTCTCATCACAGAGAACGCATCCCCATTTTGTAGCCACAAAGTCGTGCTCTGGGGTGAAGCCCCAATCAAGTACCTTGCTGATGTGCTGGTGCATAGTGTCCCTACTCTGCTACGAAGTTCGCCTCTGTAATATCTATATCTGCAGCAATCATTGCTGCCTTGGTTGCCTCACTGATACCAGGATGTTCGTGTCCACCTAGCCAGTACTCGTCGTACTCGTCGAGTTGGTCTTGTGTAAACCAGCGTCCAGTGCTGTATGTAGAGCCATCACGAACTACTGTCAGTCCGCGATTAAGTCGGAAGAAGTAGAACAAGCGATGTCCACCAGTAGGACCTTCTTCTACTACAGGTGTAGTAAATAAATAAGTTGTCATTGTTCTCCTTAATGAACTCACCCCAGAGGGGTAGACTTTTCAAATTTGCCTACCCCTCAGAGTCAATCAACTAAGCGATTGATGAACCTGACTCAATGCGGTATAGAGCCTCTTCACGGAAACGTGCGAAGCCTAGAACGCCGTACCATCCGATTGGACGGAAGCGGTTCAACTTGTCGGTTACTGGACCGATAACTGTGTGTGGCTCTTCTGCCACTGCCTCAGCAAGTGCTTGCTGTCCGCAGATGATTGTGCGGTACACCTTTGCAGATGCAGCACCATCAGTTGCTACGTATAGGCGTGGTGACTCTACGAAGTAAGCACCCTTGTAACGACCAACTTCTCCAGCCCAGATACGGTCCTGTGAGATACCGTATGCGTTAGGTACTACCCAACCTGCTGCTGATGATTCAAGCATTAGGTCGTGTGCTACGTCTGGGTGGATTCCAGCCCAGAACTCATTGCCACGGCGACCTGAAGCCTTGTTTGTACGCAACTTAGCAACTGCCTTAGCGATGTTCGCTGTTGACAATGTTGCTGCTGCTGTAACTGTTGCTGTTGATGTTGCTGTTGAACCTGAGTAGATTACGTTTGTACCGCCGCGAAGTGCTGTCATAGCAAGTGCGTCGATTGAATCTGCCTGGTTGCGAGCCATCAATGTAACGATGTCTGGGTCTACTGAGTTCAATGAGAACAACTGTAGAGCGCGTGTGTTAGTTGTTGCGTTACCGAACTCCTGCATTGTGATAGTCACAGATGTAGGTGTTCCGATTGTAACGCCGTCGATGTCTGTAGACTCTGTGAGCGCTGTTGTTGCGTTCGCTAGGTCTGCATACTTCTGTAGGACAACAACGTTTCCGTTGTTTGTTGGGGATACTGGGCGCTTGTCTGCTACTGCACGAATTAGGGGTTCGTCGCGAAGGGCAAATTCGATAGACTTATCGTATGCCTTCTGTACTAGACCTGCGCTACCTGCTGTTCCGCCGAGAGACGCTGAGTCTGTCGATGTGTAGTTTGTAGCCAAGTGTTCACCTCCTGGTGATTAGATACTATGAATGTTTGTTAGTTTGAGGCAAGGATTCGGTTGAGTTCTTCCTGGCTCTGAGCCTGGGCAATTCTCATTTCCAAATCTTCTGCTCGGTCAGGTGTTAATGCACCTTGAGTTACAGCATTCTGCTTACGTAATTCAGCAAGATTGCTGTTGTCTGCTGGTGCGTCCTCTTGCTTAGTAAACCCAAAGAGGTCGCCGTTTTCTTCGAGCCAGTTATTAACTGACTCTGGAGTTACGTCGTCCAAATCTTTGAGGATTAACCGTGCAGCCTTAGGATTAACACCCTGTTGTTCTAGGACTTCCTTGATGGAGAACTCCTTTTCCTTCTTGACGTATCCGCCAAGTTGTTCTTCGAGTTCCTTGATACGCTTCTCTTTGGAACGGTCAAGTTTCCGCAACTTTTTAATTAAGTCGTTTTCACTTTCTTGTCCAGTGATTGTTGTATCGTTGTCATCTTCTTCGTCCCAGTAGTTGTTGCTCATAGCAACTGTCCACCCTTCTATTCGTTGTAGTTCGCAAGCCGCAGTATCCAATCGGGGAATTGGGCTGGCTCTTGCTACCAGTCTGTTACGCTGACGGGGCTGGTCGGTCCGTTCAGGATTCTATTTATTTAGAAGTTACCGCTTGTTTGCGTACTCAAGCCGCCTCTGGATAAACCAGATTGACCGCTGAATTGCGCTGTCTCAAGTGATGCTAACTTCTGACGAGCACGTTGTGCTGAAGCAAGTGAGTTAAATACTTCTTGCTCTGCTTCGCTTTGTCCGTACTTCTGTGTAGTGCTTCCGTAAATCTCTGAGAGTTTCTCTGCAGTAGGCAGGATGTCAGCGATAGTTGCGTAACCCTTTTGTGCCTCAGCCTGTGATACGCCCTGTGCTGCTAGTTGTTCAGCAACTCCAACGCCTACCTTAAGACCTTGACGAGCACCTGCTACACCAATCTCTGATGCTGCAACTTGACGCTCAATCTTCTGCATCTGCTGATTAGGGTCAAGAACGTAAGCAACTAGGTCAGCATTGCCGATTCCGTAGTACTCACGAAGTTGCTTAGATATTGCAGGGTCAGCATTCTGTACACGCTGTACTGCAGTCACAACTCGGTTAGAAAGTTCTGCTGCTGATACGTCATTAGATATAAACTGTTGCACGTATTCGTCATTGTCAAATGCTGTCAAACCGTATGAGCGTAGAACCTGACGGTATCCATCTTCAAGGTTGAGATACTCTGCTGGCTGAAGGACTGTTAGTCCCTTCTTAAGACGCTCTTCGTTAGCCTTGAAACGCATTTTGTATTCATCGGTTGCCTGAAGTCCTAGAGTGATTGTTGCCTCTGTTGCTCCATCAATAGCAAGTTCTTTAATCTTGTTGCCAAGACCAGTCAGACCATACTTAGCAAATCGGTCCTGGAGAATCGTGATGATTGACTGACGATTAGATTCTTTCAGTTGAGCATCTGCTGCAATCTTATCTGCTGCAGCCTTGGCTGCAATATCTGCTGCAGTTGTACCAGCGAAAGGAGTTACAACATTGCCAGAAACATTAAGGTTTGCTTTTGCTGCTGCCGCTGCTGCTTCTGCCGCTACAGCCGCTGCCGCATCCTGTGCAGCCTTTGCTGCAGCCGTTGCTGCTGCTATTGCTGCAGCATCACCATCTGCTTTTGCTTTTGCTAAAGCCGCTTCTGCATCTGCTTTTGCTTTTGCTGCTGCATCTGCTGCTGCTTTAGCCGCTGCTGCAGCCTCTTCTTGTTGTTTAATTAACTGAGCCTTGAGTGCTGCAATTTCTGCAGCGGTTTTTGCTTCTGCAAGTTTCTTTTCTAAAGCAATTCTTTCTGCTTCTGCTTTATCTGCGGCTGCCTTCGCATCTGCTGCAGCCTTATCGGCTGCTGCTTTTGCATCGGCTGCAGCCTTATCTGCGGCTGCTTTCGCTGCCGCTTCCGCTGCTGCTTTATCTGCAGCAATCTTTGCTGCTGAGGTATTGGTTGTTACAACCTTGCCAGTCTTTGGGTCAACAGTTGAAGTGATTCCAAGGTTTCCATATGTATCAGTAATTTCTTTTGCTGTATCGATAGCATTCTGAAGTGCATCAATTTGAGCCTGAGTCTTGCCACCAGAAACAATCTTTGTGTAATAAGGATTCTGTTTTGTAGGAGTATTTTTTGCATCATTAGCAGCCTTAACGTCTGCTGCTGCTTTCGCTGCTGCAGCACGAGCCGCTGCTGCGCCTTCTGCTGCTGATACTGATACTGGAGCAGGGGTTGATGCTGCCGCCTCTGCTGTCTTAAGATTTGTTAATGCTGCGCCAGCAGTTTTGCTATAGGCAACAGGGTCCGCTATTTTGAGGTACTCCATATAACCCATACGGTCCTCAGATGGAAGCGATGCTTGAAGATTATTCCACTGCGCTTCTGTATATGCCATTATGCTAGACCCCAATCACGCATTACTTTGAGTGACAATGAATCGATAGTGTCACGTGCGTTGTTTGTCTTCTCCCACTCAGGTGTGGAACGAAGTTCTCTTTCAAACTGCCATAGTGGCTTTACCGCTGGCTTACCATCGGCACCAATGTATTGAAGTGCTTGACGTAGGCGAGGGTCATCGTAAGTAATAGAGTCAGCATCACGCTCAAGGATGTTAGCCATTGCGCCCTTATATGCTGAAGCGATAGCGTCTACGCTTGTGCCATTCTTAATCTGGTCTGCGTATCCTGGGAATGCACTTGCCGCCTTGTCACGAATCTCAGCCTGAATGTCTTCAGTTGTGGTTGTGCCAGCAAATAAATCTCTTGACTTCTGTGACCAGTAAGCATCATTGAAGTATCCTGTTGCAGCAAATGACTGAGCATATGACTTGAGGTCAGATGTATCTCCAAGAATCTTTCCGCCGTAGCCAGTAATCTTGCCAGAGAATAGAAGTACTTCATCAAACTGGTTGTCATCTAAACCGCGAGCATATGCATCTTCAGCAATCTTGTCGAAGTCTGTCATCGAAATCTTGATGCCAGCATCTACGAGACGCTTACGTGCTGCTACCTTGTACTTATCTAGTGAGTCAAGATATACGCCAGGTTGTTCTAACTTCTGTTTTGTACGAGCCTTGACTGTAGGGCTTAGATTCTGGTAGTAGTTAGTCTGATATAACTTCTCAAGTGCAGGACCAGTGCTTCCTGCTTTGAATAGGTCATAGACTTCCTGCAGTTCAGGGTATGCCTTTAGAAGTGCTTGGCTAATTCCGTATGAGAGTGCAGTCTGTACACCTTCTTGCTGAGCCTTAGCCAATGCTGCGGCTGCTGGGTCTGTAGTATCAGTAATTCCAAGCATCTTTTTTTGCTCAGCAGTTAGTGAACTAACACCACCTTTAGCAAGTTGTGCGGCAGCAGCCTGTAGTTGTTCAGGGGTATACGCCATTATGCACCTTGTACATTCTGTGATAGCCAACCAGAAAAGTCGATACGCTTCTGGCGGTCATAGTCATCTGGATTCTCTTGCTTGAGTTTCTCAGCAATAGTTAACTCTGCTTCTTCTTTGGTAAATCCAGGGGTAGTTGTTGTGACAGCCATACCTGACTTATCCTTAACAGTCTTGCTTACTGTTCCATTATTGATTTCAGCCTGAAGTTCCTTAAGGCGTGCAGCCTTTTCCTCAGCAGTTGGTAACTTGCCAAGTGTCTTCTGGTAAATAGAATCAACTAATCCACCTAGAACTACTGGGTCGTACTGATAGATAGACTTAGTAGGAGTAGGTGCTGCTTGAGCATTAGCGCCCTTTGAGTACCATTCAATGTACTGGTCAGGCGTTACCTTACGAGTACCATTAGAACCCGCCAGCCAGGCGCTTGAGCCTTCAACTGCCATATCCCAGATTGACTTAGCCTTAGGCAATGTGACATCGTTGTAGCCATACTTCTTAAGACGTGCAATAAAGTTATTCAGTGTGCGGTCATCCCAAGTGTAGAAAGAGTTCTGCACCTCAGTAACTGACTGAAACTTTTCTCCACCAGTATCAAGTTCTGTGTACTGAGTACCTGTAGGTGACATTACTTGCTTGCCTTTGACCACAGGAGTAGAGCCTAGGTATACCTTACCGATATAGCCAGTTGCAGAAGAATCAGCAGACGAACCGCTGCTTCCTCCAAATAAATTATCTAGTGCTCCCATTAGAAACCTTTCCGAAGGTCATCGTTTTCAAGTATGCGTGTGTAAACTCTGCTAAATGTGACATTCTCATCGATTAGGTCACCGATGAATGAGTCCCATTTTTCCTTGAGGTCAAGGTTTGCAGTGTTGTCTAACGATTGGCTTTCACGTTGTGCAAGTAAGCCACGAATATATTCACGTCCTGCTAGGTAATCTGCAACAGCCTTGATATCAGGACGGTTAGCAGTGCGCTTATCAAGAGTCATTTCCTTGGCAAATGCTAGGAAGTTGTTAACCTTATTAGTGTCAATCTTTCCACGCTCTGCGCCCCAAGAAGGATTCTCTGCAGATAGTTCAGCAATGAACTGCTTCTTAGCAGCAGCCAAATCCTCTGCACCCTTAGAGTTAAGACTCTTAAGTCCACGAGCAATGCGCTGCGACTCAATGAAGTCAATACCCTTGTTGTAGGTAATCCAACCCTTTGATGTTTGTGTCTCTGCAATAGCCTGGTAAGGGTCTTGAGACTCACGGAACTTAGTTGTACTACCAGGGGCTACCGCTAGTTCGCGTTGCTTCTTGTAAACAGTAGGTGAGAACTCACCATTGTTAGCATCTCCAACTACGAACCAACCGTACTCAGGGTTCTTAGCGATAAGGTCGCTGAGTTGTGTAGCACGCTTATCAGCCTCGATAGATGCGTTAACACCAGTGTTGTTCTTAGAACGGCTAGTTGTGAAGACGTAGTAATCATCTCCATACTTCTTCCAGAAGTTCTCTGTTGCATTTGCTGCATCTTCTTGACGCATCTTCTGGTACTCATCAATGTAGAACTGATAAGGAGACTTAGTATTTGTAGCAAAAGGAAGAATGAATCGGCTTGCAGCCTCCATAGCAAGGATGCCTAAAGCCCTATCGTTAATCTCTTTTGTAGTTGGAGGAGTATCACGAAGTCCAACATCGTACTTGTGGTTCTCTTCCATAGCAATAGTAACTGTCAAGTTAGCACGCATTGGGTCTGCTTCATCACCCATTGCAAATAACTTACGAAGTCCAGCACTCTGTAGAACAAGGTCTTTCCAACCAGTACCATCAGGACCGTAAGGAAGGATTTCCTTCATTATCGCATTCTGCTCTAACTGAGGAACTTGCTTCAGTAATGATGATGCACCGTACTGTACGAACCAACCAGCACCTGGGTTCCACCACGCTCCACCTTGGAAGATAAGGTTAAGTGATGCCTTAGGTACTGATAGTGGGCGGTCACCCAACTTCATACGCTTAGCCCATTCACCAGGAATGTTGATGTATGTCTTGCCATCGCGCTTCTCAGTGATACCCATACGGTCAGGAGAGTTGTATGTAGTCTCAAGAACACGTAACTTACCTGGGTCATCTACAAGAATGCGACCCCACTTTTGTGCAACGTCAGCGAATGCACCAAAGAATGGGAAGATGTACTTAAGAGTTGTTGCTGAATCCACGCGCTCTGATGTGTCATATAGAGTACGGCGCATCTCTGAACGTGCCCATTGGCGGGCTGAGTTCTCTAGTTTGTTGAGGTATGCAGGAGGAATTGTCTCTCCTGGATATGTCTCAATAGCATTACGGATAGATGCCTCTACACGCTTGCGGTAAAGGTCTACGAATAATGGGTTACGAACCAACGCTGATTCAGGTACTTCGCCAGCATACTTATAGAATCCTTCAAGGACTCCACTGAATGCGTTAGCAATAGCACTTGTTCCATTGGCTGCGCCAATCTGAGCACCGTTGATAGGTGGTCGTCCTGCTGTGCCAGTACCAAAGAACTGCTCAATATCAGCAGAAGTGATACGACGCTTAGCAGCAATCTCCTTCAAGCCTTCTGTTCCACGAGGGAATAGGCTGTCAATGTTAAGTACGTTAGCCTCAACAATGTCACGAGCCTCACGACCCATACCAAGGTTTCGCATAATGTTGCGACCCTTATTAGTGGTAAGTAGGAATTTTTCTACTTCGTCAACACTCTTGCCAGCAAGCAACTGGGATGTAATCTCTGAGTTGCGGAGTTGGCGGTTAATTACACGCTCATATCCAGCAACCCAAGCAGGATTATCTCCTGTGATTGTTACGAAATCGCCAGTTGTTTCATAAGCACGGCTAAGGTTTCTATGGGATTCTACGAATGTATCATCCATAATCTTTGCAGCATTCTTAATGAATCGCTCAGAGATAGCAGCAGCATCCTCAGGAGTTGCGCCTAGCGCATCCTGGTAGGTAACGCCATCAACCTGGTTAAGACCCATACCGTACTTGTCTTTAACCTTGCCTGGATTGGTAAGCATCTTATCGATGTCTGCAATCTGCTGGTCAATCAAGTCGACATTGTTTGATATGGTTCTTTGTGACACAAGTTCTGCACGCTTTGTTTGTAACTTAACTGTGTTGCTCCACTTAAATACATCGTGGAATGTTGAACCTACAAAGCGATTAGCAACAAGGTTTCCAGAACCGACAGATGCCGCCTTGATGATAGCCATAGGACCTGCAACAGCGATAGTACGCATCAAGCCTTCAGTTACGTTACGCACTGGGTAACCAACGCGAGCAAGAACCTCAAACTTAATCAATGAATCTAGTCCATCAATCAGTTCGTTTCCAACTTCACGACCACGGCTAGTTGTCTTATAGACACGTCCACCCTTGTCGATACGTGCACCACGTGTGTACTTATTTAGTGAGCGGTACATCTGCTCAATGTCAAGAGTAGGCAACTGATGCGCTAACTGTGTTTCCATAAGTGGAGCAGGAATGACATACATTCCATTCTCAGCACCAAGGATTGGCTTGAGGCTTGCCTTCTCTGCGGCAGCAGTTGAACCTGTATATACGCGTTCGCGGATAAGATTCTGTGCGCTCACACGTCCATCTTGGAATGTAGCCCAAGCCTTCTTTACAGCATCATCACTAAATCCATACTGACGAGCAACAGTGCTAAAGACTTCTGCTTCAATCTCCTGGTATACACGAGCACGGTCATTGACATCTAGTGCATTTGTGTAGCGAGAGAACAATTCATTCTTGCGCTCAACAGTAAATCGAGCCTTAGCCAAGTCATCTTGGAATCCCTTTAATTGTACTTCTAATGTGCGCTTTACATCTGCAGCCTTTAGACCAGTTCTAGGGTCATCTTTGATTCCAGCCTTAAGTTGTCTCTGGATATCGTTAATCTTCGCAGTGTAGTTTGCAACCTGCTTGTCAGATACTCCACGTACACGAGACAACATATTGTCAATAGTCTGTAGGGACTGATTGTCATTGAAGTCAATCCATCCCTTAGGACGCTTGTAGAAGAATCCAGTCAGAACGCGAGCACCCCAAGGTGCAACGGCTGATGTGTACTCTCCCTTAGCGGTAGCACGAATATCAATAAAACTCTGGCTGTTAGCAAACTTCTGACGGAATCCAGAAAGTGCATCTACCTTTGGCACAACATTAGGGTCAAGCACAGCCTCGGCTGCTAGTTGCTTGTGAATGTTTGCAAGTTCATCATCGTATTGCTTGATGAGAATGTTTGCTGCTTCAACATCAGTTCCGTTATTAACAAGGTCAAGGGTTAGATTACCTGTTGCCTTATCAACACCTTCGCCCATAAACTTGACGCTTGATACTTCATCACGAAGTACGCCAACTTTGGCAGCAAGAATCTCGCTAGTCTTTGCAAGACGCTCAAATGATGCAGCATCACCCTGTGCAGACAAGATGATATCTGTCTTAAATTGGTGACGAAGTAACTTGTCAGTTTCCTTATTAGCATCTGCAAGTAGGCTTGACAATGATGCAGGGTTAGACGACTCGCGGATAGCCTTCACGCGGAAGAGGTCTGCCTCGTTCATATTGTCGGTGTTCTCAAGGAATGACTCGAATGTAGCCTTTACCTTATTAGCCTTAAAACCAGTTTGTTCTCCAGCAAGAATTGCACGGAGTTCTTTAGTTCCAGATACTGCAGTAGAGATTCCCTTGTATGCCTTGACTCCCTTACCAACAAAGATGGTTGGGTCAATAACAAAGCGAGCAACTACATCTGTAGCCCAAGAAGATACGCGTCCAGTTGCCTGGTCACCGAATGCCTTCTTGCGTTGGTTCTTGTCAAAAATATCAAAGTCATTTGCCGCAAACAAGATGTGGTCTTGTACAAAGCGGTCAGTGTTGATTGCACCACCTGTAGCAAAACTTGCTACGTCAGAGAATGCATCATTGAACATATTGACTGGCTTGCCAAATACTTGGCTAACCAATGCTTGTCCAGGCGAGATGTTACGTGATTCATCCCAAGCCTTCTTGACTCCATCAAGATTGAAACCACTATTAAAGATTGGGTTGTTCTGGTCTGGAAGAGTTAGACCAAAAGATACAACCTGTGCTGAAAAGTTATAGGCAGTTTCCATACCTGCAAAGATTTTACCGAAGAACCCTGGCTCATCTGGAGCCTTTGGCTTCTGAATGTTCTTAGCATTGTAGGAAGCAACTGCTTCTGCGCGGTTAGTCGGTGGAACAGACTTGCCAAAATCCAATGGCAAAGCCAACGACTGCGGCTTCTTATCCGCGTTGTAATACTTATTGAATGCACCAATGGTGTCAAATGCTGAAGGGTTAGCCTTCTTCAGGCTATCGGCATACGCTTTTTGCGCTGCTTCTCTATCGCTCATTAAAGACTCGCCCTTAAAACTCTCACATAATTGCGGAAGGCTTGCGAGGAGTTAGGGCTTTGTGCTGCGACTTCGAGTGCTGGAAGATAAGAAAGCAGACGCTGCCTATCTTCGTTCGAGTCACCTGCACCAGGAAGTGTGAGTGCTTCTGGTCCTGCTCCTGGTCCCATAGCAATACCTGTCGTTACTGGCTCCGTTGGTCGTTCTGTTGGAGCAGTGATAGGTGTTACTTGCGGAAGGTTGCTTGCCATTGATGGTGCTGCTGCAGTAGGTGATGGCGCTTTAGCCATAGATGCACCTGACTGTTGTTCTGCTAGTGCTTTGTTTTCTCCGTATGCGAAACCTGTGTAGTCACGACCTGATTGTCCGTTGCCACCTGTAGCAGAAATGTTCGCAGGATTATTCTGCGGAGCAGTCGGGCGCATACCGCCACTGTTTTGATTCCCTGCCATTGTTCCTCCTACTTAGTTTCTTGTTCAAGAATATGAAATGGAGCCGAAGTTCCATTGTTGTTAACTGCTGCAATTCGCATTGCTTCTAATACTGTTGCTCCTGCGTGTAGCGCACCTAGTGCGTACTCTCCACCAGAACCAATTGCGTAAAGTCCGTTGTCATTCATAGCAACTGCAAAGTCGCTGTCAATCTCAAATATGTTTCCATTGATACCGATAATAAGTTGTAGTTCAAACTTATCGTCGTTATCTGATGACTTGGTAAATTCAATACCAGCCTCAGTCAGTGTTGCCTTTAACGAAGGTGCAACCTTGTTAATGACAAACTCATAAAGATTTTGTTTTGCTTTCGCACTTACTAATGGAGGCGACCACCCGTGGAGTACCACTTGTAGAGCACGATAGTCACCAGCACCACCAATAATGTAACTTCCACGTTCAACCGCCTTAACCATCTGAGGATGTGTATAAACTTTGCCACCCTCAGCAACTCGTGAATCACTTGCTATGACGCAACCATCTGCGGTTTGTACGCCTATGATTGTTGTCATTGTCCCCTACTTTGCTATCGACGAGTTGTTGTTCTTACTGATGCAGAACCTTGTCCTGTTGCACCACTCAGTGATGAGAGAAGACTCTGAATGCTTGGTGGTCCTTGTTCTGCTGGTGCTCCACCCATTAACTCTGGGGGAAGAGCGCCTCCTGCTGGAGCAGCGGCGGGAGCAGGGGACGGTTGCTCAACCATAGATGCTTCCCCAGCAGGAGGAACTGGTTGCTGCGGAGCAAATGTGGCTTCAATTGCGTCCTCAAGGGAAACTCCCTTTTGACGTGCCTTGATAACCGCAGCAATTTTGTTTACGAGTCCTGATGGGTCCCCACCTGTTGCAGCCATTTGTGGAATCGCTTGTGTCATAGCAGTTAGTGAACCGAGAAGTGCTGTACGCATATTCTCAATTTCAATCTTTTCTAATTCCTGAGTTACGTTGACGGTGAATGGAAGTTCACGCATCGCCATATCCTTGGAGATTAATCCGCCTCCCAATGCTTGTAGCATAAAGATAAGACCTTGCGCGGGATTAAGACCAGCAAGCATACCGTAACGAACATCGGCAGAATAATCTTTCTTGATGTCCTTAGAAGGCTTATAAGTAATTTCATAAGGTGAACCCGAATCTACTCCGCGAATTGTCTTTTCATTAGGGAAGATAAGTTCATCAACCTCAAAACAAATGCTGATTACATCACGTAGTGCTGCAGCAAAGATTGCTTGTGCAGACTTGACCTGAGTATCAAAGGCTCCCATAAGAGCCTGTACACCTTGTCCCGTAACGATTGATGCATCAATGTTTCCTGTACGTCCCTCAGGATAACGAGCACCGACGCGAAGTTCAGAGTTAAGCAATGCTGATTGCTGGAACGCGCCCTGTGGAATGTTTAGTTCTACGCGGCGTACACCTGCTGGGTTAGATGTGTAGATAACAGCATCTCCACCAAGTTGCAGTTCGTTAACATCTGTAGGCAATACGATTGGTGCCTGTACAGACTTCTCTGCTGCTTCCATTGCAAGTAGAGCAAAACGATTGCGAAGCAATTGAATACCGAGGATGTCGTCAAACTGTCCACGTAGTTCTGAATCAATAGATGGCTTACGAGCAACGACAATATGCATCTTGCCAATTGGATTGGCTGCCTGTGACAAGACAAGGTTTTCCTTGTTTGGCACATAGATGATTGATTGGTCTTTGTCGTAGTAACGAATCATCTCAACCTGAGCAGTTAAGTCCTGGTCGTAGCCTCGGCGTCCGAGCAACTGGGCTTCATAGTCAGGGAACTGAGATACGAGTTCGCCTAGCGTCATTGAGTATCGCTTTGCAAATGCCACACAACGTCCATAGCGGTCAAACTCTGGGTAAGCACCCACTGGGTTTTCTATGCGGATACGTGGCAGTTTTGCGTCTTCATCCAGTTCAATTACGAACGGGAGGAAACCATATGTGATGTACCAGTCAGCACCTTGGTACATTTGTACAGCAAGGTCTGAGTGTGCAAAATAATTTGACGCAATACGTGTGCGCTTGTCAGCGAAGTTACGTGCGCGGTCATTAACTGCATTTGCTGCAGAGCAGTTTACTGCTGGCAGTGGTGCCATAACCTCAGAGAGGTCACGTGCAACAATGTC